AAATCTTAATTTAGCAGAAATAACCAGGAGCGACACGGCCAAGCGTCAAGGCATTGACAACACGCCAACCGCCGAGCATTTGGAAAATTTTAAGTTATTAGCGGACAAAGTTTTTGAGCCAATACGGGAGCATTTTAAAACGCCTATTTTTATTTCTAGCGGTTACCGTTCCAAGGCCTTAAATGATTTTATAAAAGGTAGCGCAAGCTCCCAGCATTGCAAAGGCCAAGCCATTGACATTGACATGGATGGAAGCAACGGCGAAGTTACCAACCGCATGGTTTTTGATTTTATAAAAAACAAGCTTGATTTTGACCAGCTAATATGGGAGTTTGGAACGGATTTTAATCCTGACTGGGTACACGTTAGCTATGTTAAAAGCGGAAACAGAAAGCAAAAGCTAAAGGCCGTTCGGTCGGGAGGCAAAACAACCTACATTCCTATTTGATGGAAATCAAAAAAATCTCGAGGAATTTGCACCAAATAAGCCTCGGCCAAACCGAGTCCAAAATTGCTTTATTGTCGGACATACATTGGGACAATCCTAAATGTGACCGAGAGAAGCTAAAGCGCCATTTAGACTACTGCAAAGACCAAGAAATGCCAATATTTATAAACGGCGATTTCTTTTGCATGATGCAAGGTAAATACGATCCCAGGCGAAGCAAAAAGGACGTACTACCCGAGCATAACAAGGCAAATTATATTGACGCGGTAATTGAGGACGCGGTAGAATGGTGGACACCTTACGCTAATTTGTTAACTGTTATCGGCTACGGTAACCACGAGACCGCAATTATAAAAAACTTGGAAACTGATCCATTGCAGCGCTTTGTTGATTTGCTTAATTATACCAATAAAACTAGCGTATTTACTGGGGGTTATGGGGGTTGGCTAGTCATTAAAAAACAACTAGAAACCAACACTTTTATGACAAAAAATTTAAAGTATATGCATGGCGCGGGCGGTGGCGCAGTAGTGACCAAGGGCGCAATAAACCTGACTAGAGCGCTGGAATTATACGAAAATATGGACGTATTTGTGATGGGCCACATACACGAGAACGCAAGCCGTAACGATGCGCGCGATACAATACAGTACAACCCAGGCAAGCATTTTCACGAGTTAGTCCAAAAGCAAATCCACCTGGCAATTGTTGGATGCTATAAGGAAGAGTATGAGGATGGATTTGGAGGTTGGCACGTTGAACGTGGCGCACCAATAAAGCCGACAGGAGGCCGAATTTTAACCTTAGAGGGTCGTCGAATTAGAGGCAAAAATATTGACAATTGGGAAATGCTTGTAGACAGTTGTAAATTTCCGTTATGAAAGCAATACTTGAATACTATTTACCCGAGGAAAACGACGATTTCCAAGCGGCAATAAACGGCCATAATTATAAAAGCGCCCTTTGGGAGTTTGACCAATTGCTACGATCCGAAATGAAGTACAAAGAATTATCGGACGATACTTACCAGGCTTATAAGTATTGCCGCGAAGAGTTACGCAAAATACTAGAGCAAGACAATTTATTTATTGAGCAATGAATTTCTCGACCGACAACCAAAAAATAAAAATAGCAACCTTAGCCTTTTTTGCTGGAGTAATTGTTGCCTACATATTTTTCCCAAAGACCGAAAGCGAGACGGTATACAAGTTTGAAACCGTGACAAATACGGACACTTTGATTGTCGAGGTAAAGGACACGATTTACATTCCTAAAACAAAGATAAAAACCGAGTTTTTAAGGGACACAGTACTAATTAATTTTAAGCCACAAATTAGCCAGTTTAACGCGTCCTTTCCTTTTGAGTATGGAAGTACCAACGTTAGCGGCGAAGTCTTGGGAGAGGTGCTAAAAATAACCGCAACAAGCGATTTTAAAATACCAGTCGTAACCAACACAATTACCAACACCGAAACCAAGACAATTGTCGAAAAGCCAAAAGGGATTTATTTGGGCGCATCGGTCAACTCTTTTTTACAACCAGGCGCAAAAGTTTCCTATTTAGACAACAAGTATTTATTTGGCTACCAATACCAGCCTTTAGAAAAATTACATACAGTAAGTGTAAGTAAAAAGTTATTCTAAAGGTTTATAAAAGTTCCCAATTTGTAAACTTATAGGTTGTTATTCGGTAAAATTCCAAATTGCTTGTTACCTTTTTACATAAATCCGTAACAAAAATCGACAATATTTGGGACCAACCGTCGACATTTTGGCGACATTTGGCACAGTATAAATGCATGAATTTTTACTAATTGTGGCAGATTCGCCCTATTTAGGTTTTACAATTTCTTTAAGCTGATCCCAAACGCTTTGCGCATTATCGCCCCAGTACATTTCACATTTGCCGTCCTTAATTGGTGAATTAATAAAAAAAGATTGCATATAATCGCTAGGCTTTGCAGTAAAGCGGTAACAACTTTCTTTGTGGGGACAATTTGTCCCTGGGCACATGGTAATATCAGGACTCATAATTATATGTATTTAGGCGTTTTATTGCACTTTTGTCCGATTTATACGGCATTGCATATAAATAGCCGTTAATGCGTAGTATATTTTACATTTTACACCCTTTTTGTAAACTCTAGTTTACTTTAAAGGCAAATCTTTATCAATAATGCCGTGAGCAATCCAATACCAACCAGCGTTGGGGTCATTCTTAAAAGTCTTTTTCTCGTCATAAAATTTAGCAAATGATTTGTAAGCGTCGCCAAACGTGTATTGGCTACTTTTGTATTTTGACCGTCCTTTTTTTACCAGCAATCCATCGGCAAACAGAATATAAAATTCGTTTTCGTCGACCGCCTGGTTAAACTCCAAGTATTGCATCCACCAATCTACTGGCTTTCGGTTTTCGTCTAGCACCTTGGACGCTATGCCGTAGCCAAACGGATTTATAATTTGGTCCTCATTCATGCCGCAAGATAAAAGCATAAAAATTAAGACTAAAACAAAAGATTGCGTTTTGATTAAAATATTTTTAGAAATTGTTTGGAATCATAGAAATAAGTAATAATTTCGAATGTACATTTAACAAACATACCTATGGGAAAACTATTTAACGATTCTGAAATGTATCTCGACCAAGAGGTGCTATTCTTTTACGAAGGCGAAGAGTATTGCTGGACTGGCCATTACGAGATCAAGCAATGCGGCGAAGAGTCAGATTGGGATTACTGCGGCGACTCCGAGATTGAGGTTGAAATTGAGACAACCAAGTCAATAACGAAGTTTAATGAAGATACCAACGGCTGGGACGAGGTAACGCCTACCAACTCTCTTATTTACGAATTAGTAATAAATATTGAACGCAACCTTTAAACAACAAACACCTATGAAAGAATTAATTTTAATTCAAGCGGAGTTAAAAGCTCCAAAAAACCAGTACAACGCCTTTGGCAAATACAAGTATCGGTCCGTCGAGGATATACTTGAGGCGGTTAAACCGTTGCTTTTAAAATACGAATGCACCTTAATAATTGAGGACGAGGTTAAGGAAGTTGGCGGCATTGTTTTTATTGAGGCAACCGCAAGCATTCAAAAGGACGGCGAGGGCAGAATGGAAGGCAGAGCGGTAACGGCCCAGGCTGGCATCGACATTAACCGCAAAGGAATGGACGTGGCCCAGTCGTTTGGATCGTCGTCTAGTTACGCTAGAAAGTACGCTTTAAACGGTTTGTTTTTAATTGACGACACCAAAGACCCCGACTCGACAAACGACCACTCGCCAAAGGTTGCAGCGGTTGTAAAGCCAAAGCCAACCGACGAGCAATTTGCATTCATAGTTAAATATCTTAACGGAACGGACGCCCAGCAAAAGCAAGCCAAAGAGGCGATAACGAAATACGAATTTACACAGGATCAAAAAGACACTTTAGACGGACTAATATAATGGCAAACTTATATGAAATAACAAGGGAGGCTCAAGAATTAGCCTTTCTTTTGGAAACCGACGAGCTGACTCCTGAGCTGGAGCAAATGCTAGTAATTAACCAGGAACAACTCCAGGCAAAGGCTGGCAACTACGCCAAGGTAATTGCAAACATTCAAAGCGATTCAGACGCAATCGACCAAGAAATAAAGCGCCTCAAGGCAATGAAGGAAAGCAAGGACCGAGCCATTACAAGGCTCAAGGATGCGCTAAAAGAGGCGATGCTAGTAAGTACAATCGACAAGATAGAATCGCCTTTATTTAAGCTTTCTTTACGCCGTAGCGAATCGGTCGAGGTTGACATTGTGGAGGCATTACCAAGCCAGTTTGTCAACATTAAAAACGTGGTAACGGCTGACAAGGTAGCAATCAAAGAAGCCATTAAACGCGGCGAAAATATTACTGGCGCGAGAATTATCGAAAACTTTAATCTTCAAATCAAATGAGAAACTATCTGTATTTAGGCAAATTTATTAAGCGCCCTGGGGACCTAGCGCCCAGGGGCGTGGCCTCCACCTACAACGAAGAGAAATTACCTTTTAACGAAACATTCGAAAGATTATGGAACTTGATGAAATCATGATTAAAATTAAAGCGCTTTACTTGGAAGGATTAACGCGCAAGAAAATTGCAAAGCTTGTTGGACTAGATCAGCAAAAAGTCGGGTATTTGCTCTATACTAAAATGAGGTTGCATGAGCTTTACCCTCGAAAGTTGATGGACGAAAATATATTCCAAATCCTTACCGACCACCAAATAAGTAGGATTTTAACTTTGGCAACATACGGCTATGATTGCCGAGAAATAGCAGAAGATCAAAACTTGGAATTCCGAAAGGTTAAAAAGTTGCTAGACGTTGCCGAGTCTAAAAACATGATTGAGAAAAAAGTATAAATTCTTTTTTATTCCTAAGATTCTTTTAATATTTGTTAAACATTTAAACAAACACCAATGAAAAAAGCAGTTAAAGTAATCGGAAAAATCATTTACACAATCCTGGCTTTCGCGCCAATCTTTGCGCTGGGTTATATGCTTGGCCTTAAATTATTGTAAACACCTAAAACCAAATCCCTATGGAAACGATTAAAATTAAAACCACGCATTTTGTAGAAACCGAGTTTAATTTACCTAAGTACTTTAAAATTGCTCACCACTACCAAATGATTTTGGACAACGAAAATTATTTGTTTGTCAAGTCTCGTTTAGAAAATACATTACTTATTTATCCTGAGATTTCAATCCATCCAATTAGCTATTCTGCTGGGCGATGGTACGACGAAACGATTAAACAGGAATTAATTCCAATTAGCGAGCAAGAGTTTAAAGACGAGTTTACAAAAGCAAGTGTTGAACTATTAAACTATTTGAATTGATGGAAAGCACAAACTCTCAAAATGCGCTGATCAAGGGATGGCTTTTAAACGGCTATTCCTTGACTCAGCTTGAGGCAATTACCCAGTTTGGATGTCTTAGGCTAGCCGCTAGAATTGCAAACCTCAGAGACAAAGGTTTAAACGTTGTGACCGACATGGTTACGCTAGAAAATGGTAAAAGAGTTGCACGCTATTTTGTAAAACCATGAAAAGTAAATTTATATTGCACGTTTCAGCTGGAACCTATGAAGCCAACACCTTTTTAGGTTTAATATTTGAAGTTTTAAAGCATCGTTTTGATCATTTAATAACCCACGGCAAATGGATGGATTAAAAAATATGAGAGGCCGCAATTTAACTGAATACCAAAAAGAGCTGATATTTGAGGCTTGGCAAGACCGAAAGCAAATAAAGGTAATTGCGCAAGAAATGGGCCTTTCGTACGGTTGCATTTATTTTCAACTAAAGAAGCGTTCGCTGGTTGGATAAATCGAAAAGATTTATATTTGTGTATCGAATTATTCCAGGGTGGTAGCTAGAATAATTCCATAGGTTAACCTTAACCTGAACCCGACTGTCTACCACCAGTTGGGTTTTTTTATTTAAAAAAATGCAAGGCAAAAAATCATTTTTACTTTACACGGATCAAAGAGAAGTATTTGATGAGCTTTCCGACGAGGATGCTGGCAAGTTAATTAAGCATATTTTTGCTTATGTTAACGATGAGGACCCAATAACAAGCGACAAACTTTTAAAGGTGGCATTTTTACCAATTAAGACCCAGCTTAAAAGAGACCTTAAAACTTGGGAAAATAAGCAAGAACAACGAAAGGATGCGGCAAAAAAATCCGTTGAATCGCGGCAACGAACTTTAACGAGCGTTAACGAGCGTTCAATTTCGTTCGGTGATAATGTAAATGTAAATGGTAATGGTAATGTAAATGATAATGTTAATGTAAATGGTAATGTAAATAAACAAATAGGCGCTAACGCTCTTCTTTCTTTGGATGATATCTTTAATGATTTTATAAAAGAAAAGCCTTTAAAACGTCCATACTTTGAAAGAATGGCAGAGGTACATTCGACGGATTCAGATACTATTGAAAGATTGTTTAAAAAATGGGCGGTTTTAAAAGAAGGCGAAACCATGACAATTGCCAAGGCCGAGAATAGTTTTAATCTTTACATTGGCAATAATTTAAAAACCAATTACAAGCAAGCGGAAAAGTCAAAAACCTACAACGTTTTCGACGAACTTTACGAGGATTTACAAAAACAAAAATTACTAAAAAATGGATGAGATAATTTTAACACACCTCCGAAAAATGGAGTTTGTCTGCGGTCTTAAGCAGTTTAAAGAATACAAAAAAGAAGAGGCAAACGAATTGCTTGGATGCCTTAGCAAATTATTTGGAAGTTATGGATGGATGACAGATGACCGAATTAACTACATTCTACACGCTGGAATGAGGGGCCAGTACGGCGATTTTTACCACGTTAACGAAAAGACGGTAAGCGTTTGGATTAATCAATATTATGCGCATCACCAAAGCCAAATCGTACAAGAAGTGCAAGCTTTAAACAACAAAGAAAAGGAGCCAACAAACGAAGAGATTGCGTACTGGATTGAGGTTGGTAAGCAAACGTTTAGAGACAATTACCAGGAAGCCAAAGAAACGGGAAATTGCAAGCACCTAGCGGACTGGGGAATATACTGGTTTAACAAGTTCCAAGAAAAAGGAATTTTAAAACCTTGGGATTTTAACGTGCAAGAAATAGAAAGCGACGTGCGAAAGGAATTGCGATTGACAACCAGGTACGTTGAAGAGTCAACAGTTGGAGCCAAGACAAAGAATAAGATTTGGAAATTGTTTATTTTACAAGCAATTAAGGACAATAAAAATTTAGATCAATTAATTTAAACAAAACAACTATGAGCAAAATTTACGGCGGAAACGCAAAGATTATTCAAACCAAGTTTGGCGAAATGACAAAGATTAGCCAAAGCCGTAGCGACTTAGAAAAGCTATTGGCATATCTAAACGCAAACGACTCGGAATGGGTAAACCTAGTATTAAAGGAAAAGCAAGAAAAGGTTGAAGGCAAGCCGACGCATTACTTGGAGGTTGACGATTGGAAGCCAGTCCAAGTGGCAAACAAGCCGACAGAGAAGCGAATTGTTGAAAACGATAGTTTGCCTTTCTAATGAAAAAAAACGATTTGTACGCAATCTTTGTGGCGTTGGTAGGGATTACCCTACTTGCGCTCCTAAAGGTTTCTAGTTTGCTGCTTTTTGTAGTGGCTTTGGCTTTGTGGACATTGGCTTGGTCTTGGATTTATAGCAAATGTAAATGATCCAGTTTAAGTTAAATGAGAAACCGCTAAGCGTTAACGAGGCTTGGCAAGGCAAGCGCTTTAAGACCGAAGCCTATAAGGATTACGAGCGCACGATTTCATTTATGTTGCCAAAAGCCGAAATTGACCCAAAAGAAATGTTGAGGATTGAGTTTTTTTTTGGCTTTAGCAATAAGGCCAGCGATCTTGACAATCCAGTTAAATTGCTAATTGACATTGCGCAAAAAAAATACGGCTTTAACGACAAAAACGTATTTGAGTTAAACGTTCGCAAATGCCTGGTAAAAAAAGGCGAGGAGTTTATACACATGGGCATTTATAAATTAATCCCGTTTTAAACAAAAATCTTGTTTTTAACTTGTATTATTATCGGAATCCTATATTTGCCTAAAGATTAAAACGATGAGCATATACGAGGGTTTATTTATACGAAAAGCACGCAAATCCGCTGGTTACACCCAGGAGCAATTGGCCGACAAAATCGGACTGTCCTTGGCGCCAATTAACCAGGTTGAAAATGGTTGGGAATCTATAAGCCTAAACAGACTTAGACAGATTTGCGATGCAATTGGTTTGGAGGTAGTAATAAAAATTAAAGATGCCAAGAATACCGCCAGTTAAAACCGACTATTCGTTGGAAATTAGATACCGACTAAGGGACGGAAATTGGTCGCCATGGTCCAACAAAGGCAAGGGTAAATTTGAATGCATTGAATTAGTCCAGCGACAGATTAGAACGCTGGCAGCATCTTACCAAGGTCGAGAAAAAGAGGTTCGCTTTGAATGGAACGGTAAGCTTTGCAGTTTTACAGGCGAGCCAACTGGCCAAACAATCATATTAATGTAGTTATTTTGGGTTTGTTGATGTTTAAAAGGCTTGGGTTATGCTCAAGCTTTTTTTTAAAATTTAAAAAGATATGAAAATAAATGATTTAGGATTTTGGGAGACAACGGACGCAACTGGTCACATTCACGACCGCAGCATTGCCGCCGCTTTGTCCAATTATCTAGGAGAAAAACAAGCCAAGACGGTTGTCGACTTTGGATGTGGTATGGGTGACTATGCAAAAGCTTTTAAAGCTGACGGCTATAAGGTGGAGGCATACGACGGCAACCCTAATACCGAAACGCTAAGCAATGGGATTGGCAAGGTACTAGACTTGTCTAAGCCTTTTTATTTGCGCAAAATGTTTGACGTTGTTTTGTCGCTGGAAGTCGGCGAACATATTCCATCCGAATTTGAGCAACAATTTATTGACAACATTTGCAAGCACGCCAAAAAACATTTAGTTATTAGCTGGGCAATTGAGGGCCAAGGCGGAAGCGGACACATTAATTGCAGAAATAACAACTATATTATTGGTCAAGTTGAGGACCGCGGCTTTAAATTTAATTTTAACGATAGCGAAACAATTAGAAAGGCCGCAACAAATGCGTCTTGGTTTGGCTACACGATAATGGTATTTGATAAGGTCTAATTTCGGTTAGACTTTTTTATAACTTTGTAACATGAGCGGACGACCAAAAGAAATATTTGATTTACCACAAGATTGGTATAAAAAAATACTTAGCCTTTATGAGGAGGGCGCCTCTGACGTTGAAATTAAAGCTTTAATTTATCAATGGCGTGGCTCCTTTTCCAATGACCTTTGGGACCGTTGGATTAAAGAAGAGGAACAATTTTCGGAAACCATAAAAATGGGTAAGCTCATTTCTGAAGCTTGGTGGTCAAAGTCAGGTCGTAAAAACTTGGAAAACAGAGACTTTAATTATACTGGCTGGTACATGAATATGAAAAACAGATTTAATTGGACCGATAAGCAATCCGTAGACGTTACAAGTCTTGGCGATAAGGTAACTCCGCCAATTCAATGGCTTAAAACCGAGTAATGGAATCAATAAAATTACTAGATAAATACCAACCTTTATTTTTAGAGACGCCTAAAACGCGTTATTATCTTATAACTGGCGGTCGTGGATCGGGTAAGTCTTGGACATTGTCGATGTTTCTTTTAAATCTAACTTATGAGGAAGGGCACATAATCCTTTTTACACGTTGGACGCTAACCTCTGCGTTTATTTCAATTATTCCTGAGTTTATCGATAAGATTGAGTTAATGAACAAGGCCGACGATTTCGAAATAACACAGTCTGAAATCATAAATAAGCAAACAGGATCAAAAATTTTGTTTAAAGGCATAAAAACAAGCCAAGGCACGGCAACGGCTAACCTCAAATCAATTGCTGGAGTAACTACCTGGTTAATGGACGAGGCCGAGGAGCTGGTAGATGAGGATATTTTCGACCGCATCGACTTATCGGTTAGAGCAGTAAACAAGCCAAACCGCGTTCTGCTGGTAATGAACCCAGCGACCAAAGAACATTGGGTTTATAAGCGTTTTTTTGAGGATTACATGGTAAACTCAGGCTTTACAGGGATAAAAAACGATTGTACTTACATTCATACAACCTATTTAGACAACATAGACAACCTAAACGAGACCGTTATAAATCGTTTTGAGGCAATAAAGCAAAGAAACCCAACCAAGTACAACCATATTGTCATGGGTTATTGGATGGACAAAGCCGAGGGAACAATTTTTGAGAACTGGAAAATTGATAATTTTGACACGTCATTGCCATTTGGCTTTGGGATGGACTTTGGATTTAGCGTTGACCCAACCACGTTAATAAAAGTTGCAGTTGATGAGGACAAAGCTTTGATATATTGCCATGAATGCTTTGCAGAAACGGGACTAACGACCAACGATATTGCCAAAAAGATTGGTAAATATTGCCAGCCTAATGACATGATCGTTGCGGACTCAGCCGAGCCAAGGCTTATAAACGAGGTTTATAACATGGGTTTTAATATTATCCCATGTACTAAGGGCCCCGACTCGGTTAGATATGGAATTAAAAAAATGCAAGACTATCAAATTGTTGTAACAGGGGAAAGCAAGAC